GGCGATACGGTTCGCATTATCAAAGAACCGACTATCACTGTGTCCAGCTATACGCGTGGCTCAGTGGTAAACCCACAGGACTTGGCTGACGACCAGACTACTATGGTTGTTGACCAAGCTAATGCGTTTGCATTTAAGATTGACGACATCGAAGAGCGTCACTCTCATGTAAACTTCGAAGCATTGGCTACTTCTTCAGGAGCATACTCTCTGAAGCGTAAGTACGATGCAAATATCCTTGACCTGATGGCAACTGACGCAGGTCTAACTGGTGAATCTGGTGCAACCACTGCTCAAATTTCAGACATTGGTACGCTTAGTTCTGCCTTGGATATTGGTGGTGCATCTAGCCCCGGCGATACTGCTGTAAATACCATGCTTGTTATGGCTTCTGCCCTTGATGAGCAAAGTGTTCCAGAAGAGAATCGTTGGTTTGTTGCTCCCCCATTGTTCTACAAGCACCTATTCTCAGCAGGTGGTAAGTTCGCAGAAGTTCAGGTAACTGGCGACGGCACTTCCCCACTGCGTAACGGTCTTGTGTCTTTGGGCAATATTGCTGGATTTACTTGTTACAAGTCAACTGCACTTGTTTCAAACGCAGGTACTGACCAAGTAACTGTAACTGGTCTGGCAACTGACGGAAGTGAGAACATCATTCTTGGTGGTCACCTCTCTTCAACTGCAACTGCTTCGCACATTGCGAAGACTGAAGTTGTACGTTCAACTGAAACCTTTAGCGATATCGTTCGCGGATTGCATGTCTTCGGTCGTAAAGTATTACGTCCAGAAGCTATCGTTCGTGGCGTTGTTAGCTTAGACTAATAAGGGAGACTACTAATGGCGACTTATAATCGTACTGTAACTGGTGGTGGAACTGTTGGTCACCCCGGTAACGTTGCACGTCCTTACGTTGTAACTTCACCTGTCTATGATGCTGTAGATAACACTAGCCTTGCTGGTGATGATATCGTACAACTCGTAGACTTGCCTGCAGATACTATGGTAATTGGTGGTTGCTTGGAAGTTCTTGAAGCTTCCGGTAACGCTCAGATTACTCTTGATGTGGGTACGTCAACTGACGTTGATGCTTTTGTTGATGGTGGCGCATCTAATGCTGCTGCTGATATTCAGTTCAACTTGAAGGCTGCAGGTGGTAACATCGTTACTTCTGCTGATACCGTCATGGTAACTGTTTTGGATGCTGGTTCTTCTGGAACTACTGCTTTACGCTTCCGCGTTCATGCAGTATGTGTGGATATTTCACGCAATCCTACTGAGTCAGCAACTGTCTCAACAGGCACGTAATATTAGTCGGGGGGCGGGGCAACTTGCCCCCTTGACGAACCCGGAAATTTGTGTTATAAACGGACAACATTGCCGGGAGATATACCATGTTAATACAATTATTATCAGACGAAGAAGTAAATTATTGCCTAGACAACTGGGTTGAAATTGAAGACGGTAGTAAAACACATCCTCGTTCTCACGAATACAAGATAAAAGAAAACAAAGAATCAGTAAACATGCCGCAAGAAGTACGGCAGCTTATAACATCTAAGTTATATAACAATTCTTACATTAACTTAGTTGTATGTCCAAATAAAGTATCTGTAAACTTTTACAACGAATATGAAGAAAACGGATTCTACCACAAACACATAGATTCGTTTCGTGCTGCACCCAGAAGTAACAATATATATTTTGATTACGGTTTTTCTCTGGGACTTAGTGATGACTATGAAGGCGGAGAGTTTATACTAGAAACGGAGATAGCAGAAGTTGTGTATCCCGTTAAAAAGGGGCAGCTTTTAATCTTTCCTATAATATATGCACACGGTGTTAAACCCATTACAAAAGGCTCTCGTAAAGCAATCATAGGGTGGATGTCAAGCAAAGTATCATACGAACAAAGTTACATACTAAAAAACCTGTACGAAATAAACAGTAGGTTTATAAAAGATAACGATGAAAGTATGGCTTTAAAATCTACGTTAGTTCAAAACTATCTATCAAAACACTGGGGTGCATAGCACTATGTTCACAGCAGTAATTATAGCCTGTCATGTTGCAAACGCAGAAATGTGTATGACGATATTTGACAATCGAGGACCGTATCAAACAGAACAGGCATGTAAAGAACGCATAGGAGAAATGGCGTTTGATTTGATGGGAGCATGGACTTCACAGCGATTACCAATGATATTCAAAATGACTAGTTGTCTAGAAGATGACAGCAAAGATGTATTCACATAATAAATTAAACGTGATATAATACAGCATCACTTATTAGGAGATGAGTTATGAATTATATCACAAGCAACATACCGTATTTTAAAGTTTGGGTACGACGAGAATATACAACAAACTTTGACCGATATCAAGGAGAATTTCTTCATGCGATGGCAATAGGGGTAACTACCCTGCCAATGCGAACTCTTAGTTTCCAACTGTTGTTTACTGGATGCGAAGAAGAAGAAAATGTACATGGTGGTGCTATGTGGGCTAGAATGCCTCTCACTGCACTTGTAGGTGATACGCCTTTGGATGAGTGGCCTGAACCAATACCTACCCATCTTGCACAACCTTGGGATTGCCAATCACATCATCATTCGGTGTTTGTATTAAATAGAGCAACACCCTGCCCGTGGTTGGCAAAGATAGACGGAGAGTTCTATCCTGCTAAATATTACTTTACTGTCGACTATACCGACACTGAGGTAGCTGATGACCCTGCTCAACACAAACAAAGTCACGTTCTGGAATTGTTGGATGCGGGTAAGTGGACAGGTAACATGGTTGCCCTTCCCAACAACAGAGTCCGTGTTACTAATCCTGCGTGGTTTGTAACAGGGGACGGCCCACCAGACTTTGCACCAAGTCAGTGGGTACACCATTCTAAACAAGACCCTAATTACGTAAGTGACACGGCACGGGTATTTGACAATCTTTATGCGGAGACAGATTATGAAGAAGATGATGAATAAAAAGAGCAAGGGTATGGCTCGTGGTGGACGTTCTGCCATGAAATCTAAAGGATATGCCAAAGGTGGTAAAATGCGGTCCAAAGGTATGGCTAAAGGCGGCAAAATGAAGATGCGGTCTAAGGGCATGGCTAAAGGTGGTGCAGCAGGTGGCAAAAAAGGCGGTAAGGCCATGACAGTTGCACAGATACGTGCTGCTGCAAAGAAAAAAGGCTACAAGCTAGTAAAGGCGTAGTCATGGCTAGACAGGGACTATACGCCAACATAGCTGCCAAGAAACGCAGAATAAAAGCAGGTAGCGGGGAGACTATGCGTAAGCCCGGAAGTAAGGGTGCGCCAAGCAAAGCTAACTTCAAACGTGCAGCACAAACAGCTAGGAAGAAGTAATGGCTCGTAAACAAGATAAGATGCCAGCCCGTAACAAGAAGAACTTTCGACCAACGAAAGCAGGGGCCGGTATGACTAAGGCTGGGGTTGCTGCGTACCGTCGCAAAAACCCCGGTTCTAAATTAAAGACAGCAGTAACAGGAAAAGTAAAGCCGGGTAGCAAAGACGCTAAACGGCGTAAATCTTTCTGTGCTAGGTCTGCTGGACAGATGAAGAAGTTCCCCAAAGCTGCGAAGAATCCTAACAGCCGTTTGCGTCAAGCAAGGAAGAGATGGAAATGTTAGCTGCATTGATTGGTCCTATAAGCAATATCGCTTCTACGTGGCTTGAGGGCAAGGTAGAAGAGAAGAAAGCACAGTCAGCTACAAAGGTAGCCAAGGCTCAAGCAGAAGCTGTAGTTATGCAGAAGAAAGCTACGGGTGAAATTGATTGGGACTTGGAGATGGCTCGTGCTTCGTCATCAAGTTGGAAAGACGAGTGGCTAGTAATTCTGTTTAGTATTCCGCTGATACTAGCCTTCATACCCGGCATGGAAGGTGTGGTACAAAATGGATTTGAACAACTCAACAAGATGCCTGAATGGTATCAATATTCCTTGGGAGTTATCGTTGCCGCTTCTTTTGGCGTACGTTCAGCTACAAAATTCTTTGGTAAAAAATAGTAAGTAAGGAGATTAAAGTGTCTAAAATAAAATTAAAAAAGGGTGAAAAAGAGCAGGTTATATCTTTTTCAGAGCTGTTCAAGAGTCTGCCTGTAAACCTTCAAAAAGGAATGAAGACAAAGATGAAGGGTATGGACCCTCAAGAACAAGTAAATGCAGTTCTTAGAGCATTAAAGTCAGGTAAGTTTGAAGGGTATCGTCCAGTTCCAAAATCTCGTCCCGATGCTGAACAGCGTAGACGTGCTGAAGCAAAGCCTAAAACTATTAGCCTGATGGCAAAAGGAGGAAAGGCTACTTCTAAAAAGATGATGCGCGGCGGAAAAGTTGCAGCCAAAAAGAAAATGGCGTATGGCGGCAAAGCAATGGCTAAGAAAAAGAAGTAATGGTTGATTGGTGGAAAAGATGGCTGCAGTTTAATGTTACAGCCAAACTAACTATGATTGCTTCTGTTGCGATGTCATGGCGTTGTGCAGAGTGGTTCATGAACCTAGAAGACCCAACAACACAGCAGTCTGCATTTGTCTCCGTTATAATGGGTGTTATGACAGGTGTGTATGGTATCTATCTAGGTAGAGAATCAAGGGGTAAATGATGCAGTATAACCGTGAAGCACTCATCGACCAGCTAATCC